CTACGGCGACCCCGCTCTACCTCGCGGTTATATCGTCGTTGAGCATTTGTAAGACGTTCAAGTGCTTCACGGGTAGCCTCAATCGTCGCGATATCGGAGTTGACCTCAATATCAATTACAACGCGCTCGGCTGGCATACATCCATCTCCGTTTTAAGGGTTATGAATATGAGCGCTCCAGCAAATTAACGGCTATTACGCCGTGCTTCTGCTTCCTGTTTTTCTCTATCCGTCTGTATAACTTTAGCACAAGCAAGACGGATGACCCATTCTTCTTGAGTGCTATCCAACAATCTGATTGGATCTGTTTTGAAGAGGTCTCCAAGCCTCGCCGCTAAAACAATGCGGAAATCGTCCGTTAACTCTCGGAAGACCTCTTCGTAGGGTCCAACGCGTCAACCGTGTCCCCGTAGCCAGCAGCCTCAATAATCGCAACAGCCGCGGCTTCAACATGAGGTTCAAGACCGAAAAATGCTAAAACACAATCAGGGTGTGGACGCGAGGTATTTGTCATCGCCATAATTTCAGGTGACGCAAAAGTTACTTCAACACCATTGCTGTCAGTAGCAACTTCATCATTCAATAAGATTCCCGTTGTAGTAGCGGCAATCAAATTTGTAGAAAACTTGAGGGTATCCATACCACCCTTGCGCTCTTCGCCAGCATTGCGACGCCAAGACTTCAGTTGCTGTTGGGTGATATTTGGTGATACACGAATCATTACACCGGGTCGCTCTGGGATCGGAATGTAAACATCGGCACGGCGAACCTTGTCCTGAATCACTTTCTTCAAACTGTCCAAAACATTGTCTGGCTCAGCAGTAGGGTTATCTACGCGACGTGTCATTGGCGCTGTTGAAGTGGGGAAATCTGAACTATCTTCTGAGTTGAATTGAATGTTGGTCATACGCGCAACACTAACACGGCTCAAACTGTCAAAATGCAACCCCTAAATCAGGGAAATTATTGTTGTGGCGAGTTGCCTACAGAAACAGTTGCGACGCTAAATGTGAGGGTGAAAGTTGCTGGTGTTCCCGAAGTGGCGTCACCATCTGGCTCGGTCAAGCCAACAAGTAGAGCGTTGGTGTACTGACGATCCGCACCCGGTACTGCGATGTCGCAGTCAAACACATGAACATCAATGTCATAACGGACACGACCAACAAGTGGACGCAAAGCCTGAATTTTCTGCATGAACGCTGTATCTGTTGATACATAGCCTGTTACTGTGATGTCACCAATCTCCATAGGAGCACAAAGTGTTTCAGAGAAGAGGTCGCCACCATGGTAAACCTTTTCTACCGACGCTGTGATTTCCCCACCCGAGATTTGGGTGAAGTAATCAGGGAATGTCGGAAGACCAGTTGTGCCTTGGGATGGGGTGATCTTGCCAACAATTTGGCGTTGTGTAGCAAGATTCTTGAACAGTGTTGGACGAGCCATTTATTCCTCCGTTATGCCAAAGCAGTTGTTAGATTTGACTTGATGAGATCAACTTCAATCTTGTCGCCAACACTGGAGACGCGAACACCAAGTCTTGCCTTGACTGTTCCTTCTTCAAGTTGTGAAAGAGGGTTGAGGGATGCATCACACTTGATTGTGTAACCATAATCAAGGCGACGACCATCAGCGGCGAAACCTTCGTAGAAACCACCGTTAATTCGGATTGGTTCAACAACCGACTGAATTGCGTTGATGATATTTGCGTAGAGAGTGCTTCGTCCGTCAATAGTTGAGAACACAAGATCCTCAAGACGCTTCTCAGCCTCTGTAGCGATGTAGTTGATGGTGTCGCGAGCGGTAATGAAGCGCCACTGTGCGGTTACTGAAGAGTGTGAGCGTGCACCATAGATGCGAACACGACCGTTAACAACACGAAGTGGGTTGACATATGAAGCGTCGCAAAGGTCTGCCTCGCCTCGGCTTACTGGCAAAGTTAAACCGCTAACAAAATTAGCCTCTGATGCGACTCCTGCATAAGCCTTCCACGGACCTGCTGCGTTGTGGGTTCGTGAACGGACAGCGGCTACATATGCTTCTGGTGGTACATCAACAGTTACGGTTCCGTTCGGGATTTGCACCCAAGGGTGGTAGAAAGCCATATGTTCGTGGTACAAGGTGCCTGTATATCCAGTGGATGCTGAACGAGCCTGAGCGAGTGTTGCCGATGAGGCAAAACCGCAGAGCGCAATGCGATTATAAGAAGCCGCATGTGTGCGAAGTGCATCGTAAAATGCGGTATCAGATGAGCCAGTTGCTACACCCGGTGCTGCCACACAGCCAGAACCAAGATCTTCGGTGAAAAGGCTGAATGCTGAAATGAAATCTGATTTTGCCACAGTTCCGTCAGCACCGTTAGATGGCGAACCTGCACTCGCTGTCTTGAGTAGGTGTGATGCATCAGCGCCAGAGGTAAGGGCTGCGGTGACATAATTGGCGAGAGTTGCATCAAAGTTGACAGCCTGAATCAATTCGGTTAGATTTGTGTAACCAGAACCATCAAAAATTTCTTCTCCACCGTAGGTGATGTACACATCAAAATCTGTTGTGTTGTTTGTGACGGTGAACTCAAGATCGTTTGCCCAAACACCTTTGCTAACAGCAGTGAAAGTTACGCCAGGACCATCGCCAGTTGCGGTGACGAACGCTTTTGTTCCAGCAACACCAGCAGAAGCATTCACTTTTACGAAGTAAGCCTGAACGCCACCCTCTTCAAAGAAGGTCTTCATTGAATACCACGAATATGAGCCAGTTACATGACCACCAAATTTGGTTTCAAAATCTTCTAGAGAAGTAACAGAAACTGCTTCCGAACCGATACCACGCTCAGCGGTGCCAAGAAGAAAGAATGTTGCTGCGGGGGCGGTTCCGATGTTAATCGCGCCTGTACGAACTGCTGTTGAAATTGTTACGCCGGGCATCTAGCACCCTCCATTTGAGTTGAAGAAATTTCCGTAAAACGAGTATACATTACTTAAACTGTCTCAACAGAAACTTCATTATTTGGTTGTGTTGATTCTTTTACTTCTTTTTTATTATCATCGGCAACAACTGGACTTTCGGTGACCGAATTGGTGGATGCTTCCTCTGCTACTGCGGGTGAAGATTTCTTTTTTTTTGGAGTTTCAGCAGGTGCAGACTCGGATGAGAGAGTTATTTGTCCTTCTAAAACCTCTAGTAAACCTTGCTCAATCAGGGAGATCACTTCGGCGGTTTCCTGAACCCAAGCGGCGGTCTGCCCCTGAAGCAGGTGTCCTTCTTCGGAGACATCAAGATATCCATTGGTTTTATTCCAAACCCTCAATGCGCCTTTAAAACCCACTTTTTCGTAACTTGGTTCCATTAATACTGTTCCTCTGTGTTTCGCATGTTATAACTTTCAATGTCATAACCAGTTATTGCGGCAATTTGATCTCTGTAAATTACTTCGTTCAATATTAAATCATAGCCTAAATATGCTCCCGCTAATACGCGGTCACCCTTTATGAGTGTTAAATCAGAAAATTCCTCACGAATTGACGATTCTTCAACCATCACCTCGGCGTCATAAGAGGCGTCATACCTTGTCAAACATGGTTTATCCATCAGGGCTGAACGAACAACAGTTGTCAACCTATCTCGCATTAATGTCACTTCTTCGGAACCCTCGGTTTTTGTCCACACATACGTTCGCATGCTGTAAGTAACCCGATACATCGGATCGCCCTGACGACCCTGCATCATGCGCTCAAACGGAGAAGTAGCCAAACATACCGTGATAATTGTCGGCCAGTGATCAAGAGCAATCGGTTCGTAGGTAAGGAAAAACTCTGGTGTTGGCAATTCCTTTGAATCCAAATTCCAACCAGAACGATAACGATTAATTCTATTTGGCAAATCACTAATCAGATAGTTGTTGACATAGTATTTAGCCCATTGTGCGCCATGCATTAAATCTGTTACAGGTGTAGCCATTTATCGCACTCTTCCGTCGGTTACGTAATCAGCCGCAATTATTGCGAGCCTCTCGGCAAAACCAGTTGGCTCATAAATAATTTGGCGTTTTGCCATTTTTGTTGTTCCATACTGATGAAACTTTGCATACTCAACATCAGTACCAAAAGTAGCCTTTGTTAAACCAATGCTGTTAGCAGGACCGTCAAGAGAACGAAGTTCGCGAAACAGTTTCCCCGACATTACCAAAGTTGGAGCACCCGGAAATCTTGTTGCCTTCCACGCCGCATAACGCGGTTTTAGTGGTGACCAGCCACCAACAGGTAAACCATTAGCGGCAAAGTTTGCGGCATTTGCTCGTTCTAGTTCGCGCTTAGCCCATTTGAATACTGGACGAAAATCCTTTGAACGCCTCTCCATTGCTCGCATTCTTGATATAGCACGACGAGCGTCAATCTTTATTTTTATCTTTAGATCGCTAGCCATAATTAGCCGATCCTATTTCTGCGCCACCGTTTCACAGACATCAATTCTTTTTCCAAGAAACCAGTTTCCTGAAGAGCAACCTCACGCGCGCCAAGATCTTTAATACCTACAACATCATCGTGCATATTTTGAACCTCGCGAGCAGCGGCGCGAAGAATAAGGAGTTTAAACATCGGTATTCCGTCGCCAGCAAGACCAGCAGTATATGTGATCGTCACATTGTCGTTTGCGTATCCGCGATAAAAATCTATGCCATATTTGCGAACCGTATAGTCGTATCCTGTAGCGACTGCGGTTCCCGCTTGGGTAAATGTTCCTGTTGTTAAACCGCTTGCGGAAACAACAAAAGTTGAAGCAGTTACAGAAGTTACAACCTTAGAAGAAACATTTAGTTGAGAGTTGCTCATTCCTGTTACAGTTGCCGATTGACCAACAGTAAAACCATGGTTGGATGCCGTATATGTAATTGTTGAACTAGTCACAACGGCAGAAGAAACAGATGCAGATCGCTTTAATGCTTCACCAAGAACTTGGTTGTTCGTGGAAAGATTACTTATCGTTACACTCTGCACAGAGATAACGGGGGAATTGTTTAAATAGATTGTTGGTGGTGGTGTCCCATAAGTGATAATGCCAGCAGGGTCAACGTCTGTTGCATTATAAACATCATTGAATAGACTTGAACTCATTGGTAGACCAACATGATCTGACTCAAGAACATGGGTTTCTGTGAACGAATCAACTTCAATTGGTCGGCGTAAGTAAGTTTCCAATTCGCTTTGTAGACCGTCAATAACAAATTGAGCAGCGTCTTCTTGTCTATTAGAAAAACTTATATCCATGTAAGTCTTTAGTTCAGAAACCGTCACTAAAGCCATCGGTTACCTCCGATTATTAGCGACGACGAGTACGGCGTCTTTCAAGCCTGTTCGCGATACCTCTAGCAACACGGGCAAGCGCACCTCGTACACCGCCACGACGAGTTGCCCCTTGAGTGGCGCGTGGAGTCACGTTTCGTGGGTTTCCAGCATTACGACCAGCACGACCAGCGCCTCGCGCTGTTCTTTCAGCGGCACGACCACGGCGAGCGGCGTTACGGGCACCAGCAACTGCACCTCGTCGTTGGCGCCTAGCGGCGTTTAATTCTGCTTGACGACGGCGATAGTAACGGGCGTTGCCCGGCACGCTACGACCGCCCACACGGCGAGGGCGACGAATGAAACGGGCGCGACGTACAACATTTCCACCTGTGTCAACATCTGTGCGGAATTCAACATCTTCCGTCATTCTTGGTCGTGGCATGAGTACTCTCCTAAAAAGGGCTACTCGGATTTTACCACATATGAACTATCGGCAATATTTAGCGATCTTTATTCGGTGGACGCTCAATATATACGGTGTCATCGGCAACAGGTTTCGCAACCTCAATCGGCACCCACGCCCGCGAATACTCATATTTCTGCCAATTTTTCTTTTTCAAAAGACCATCAGACATAAGCAAATCAATTTCGTCGTCATGCATCAGGAAAAGATTAGATAGATCATCTTCCTCATATTTACCCGATGCCACAATCCGTTTAACCGCACGGCTGAGAGCATACGCATTTGTCGCACCGCGAGCACGATTTAATCTTATGTGCATAACAATTGCTTCTATGTCGTCAACATCCTCGTGGATTACTGGAATAGATGATCCGTGTTTTTTCAAAAATTTTTCGTCATCTATAGAAATTAAGTACCGCTGATATCCATCAATAATCGTATTGTCAGACAATTTAACGATTATTGGCTGAACCCAACCGTATTCAATCATTGACATCTTGAGAAGCATCTTCTCTGGACGCAAAATGCTTGTTGCCCCCCACGCTGGAATTTTAAGTTTTTTATTGTCCACTAACACTATTTTCATCACCAACCGTCACTTTCTTCTTGAAGTTTTTGAAGATAATCAACCAGTGAATCAAATGGTTGTAAAACTTTTTTGGGGGCGCTATAGAACCATTCCATGATCTGTCTCTTGTTATCAAATGTATGAACTTTTCTCCACTGGTTATAGGTCTTTGGAGAAATACAAACTATTCCCCTAGATTTTTGAGAAATCAAAACATAGGCAATAGGTTTTTCAACTTTCGCATCAAATCCAGAAACTGTGTCAACAAACAAGGAATCATATGGATACTGCAAAACATCATCAGAAAAGTCTCTTGTTGATGATTTAACTTCCAAGCATTTATCAGACCAATCAAAAATAATGTCTTTTTCAAACTTCGTCATCTGATCTCGCTCATAGTCGTTCTGAGCAATCTTCACATCTGGTGCCTCACACCGAATGCCACGGCTATTGAGGACTTTGGCTACCTCTTTAGACCAGTATCCCCCAATGTGAAAAGACTCAACATAATCAAATGCCATTTAATAATCTTCCCCTGCTTCAATTGCTTTGAGCCTCATGGTGTGCGCTCTTGTTTTCGGACCCACAGGAGTCGGCGTGGACTGATGGAATTCGTTCAACAGCAATGTTCGTATCAGATATTCAAGTGGGAACCCATATGGGTCAACCGCCCTTTTTTTACGAAAAGCGGAAGCAAATTTCAAAGCATCCAAACGCATACCCGGGGTCAACATGTGATCGTCAATGCATTCAGACACGCCATCCCAACCATTGGATGCGTAACTAGAAATTAATGTTTCAATATCAAAGTCAGCCCAATATCTTCGTTGCGCATCTATTTGCGGAAAACAACGAACAAGTTGATCGTAAAACTCTGGCTCAGTTGCGACAACATCACCAATTCTTCGGATAGCGACAGAGTGAAGTGGGATACCCACACGACTATTGCTACCTGTAAGTTCAGCCAAATCGTAGTACTCGCAATATTCGGCTTTATGTTCATCAATAATGAATTTGAGAACATCTTCAGTAGTCCAATCGTAAATCACTTTGGCAAACTTAAGCGGAATGGATTTTTGTAATAAAAATGGTGAAACTATGTAATTCTCGTGAAGTTTCTGAACACAAGATCTGTAACGCACCATTGATTCGTTAGCCCTCACACCCATAACGAAGGCTGTCCTACCCTTTTTGCCTTGCATTGTGTAATAGTCAACAAGATTGGGACAAGGTTTTGATGGATCTAAACCAAAATGCTCTGCCCTAATTGCCCACTCGGGCATATCCCTGACCAAACGACCCTCCGCTTTGCGTTGAGGAGACCACAGCAAAACATATTCCCGTCTCCCCAAAACCCAAATTTCTTGACCCGATGGAAGGCAGTACCACTCCATATCAACCCAGTCGTAGTTGCGGACTTTCTCAACAAAACGGATGACTGATGGGCTAACCATTTCCTCGTCACGGAAAATGACTTTTACTTTGCCAAGATTTCTTTCTTCATGAATTTCTTTAGCCAAATAAATTATTGCCGTACTGTCCTTGCCACCAGAAAATTGGTAGCAAACAGTGTCAAAAGTGTCGTAAACATGACGCAATCTTTCCCGAGCGGCATCAACACATGATGTGTCAAGAAACAGGCGTTGTCGCGTCAAAACATAATTCCTTAATCTTCAAGGTCATCAAAATTATTCTCTAAGTTAAGATCGTCAAACTCCCACTTTCCATCCAAAGAGGCGTGAAGCGCATAGTCAATCCGTGTTGGCTCCATCTCAAAATCCTGCATTAGTTCCCACCACTTTTTAATCGCTCGGCGATAAAAATCATCAGACAATGATTCGTCCAATTGTGATGAGGCAAGTCTCGTAACTTCATCCAGTTTTGCTGATACAAAAAATCTGAAGCGATCAATCTTGGATCTACGAATTGCAGAGTTAGCCGAAGCCTCGGCAAGGAGAAGATCTCCCTCCGCGCCCAAACCTTCATACTGACTGAGGCGCAGTTTTTCTTGCTTATCTATATCTATTATCTGATCCTCAAGGTTTTGTGAAAGGTACTGCAATGCTCGCTTCCACCTTTCCAAGTTTTCGGGCAGCGCTAAATACTTTCGCTGTGCATCTGACGCTTTATTTTTTACTTCTTCGGCGACAAGTCGCGCGAATGCTTCATCGTTCATTTGTTTTTACTCCATGCAGGACAAATAGGTTTAAAGTGACACCATCCGCACAACACCCCAACTTTGGTTTCAAAAACACCAGTTTGGCATCGTTCGTCTATTGCACTTCTTGTTTCAACTAGCATTGCTTTAATTTTATTCACATCTTCTTGCGTCGGGTCTTTAGTTAGTTTAATACCGTCTTTTATGTAGAGCAACTCTAAGGTGCCAATCTCTTTTTCCTCAAGTTCGGACAAAATAATTGCGTATATTAGAAGTTGGTCAAATTTGTCGTCGCGAAATCGCAACTGTGGGACTTTGCCTGTTTTATAATCACCAATATTGACTTTGCCATCTTTTGCATCCCAACGGTCAATGAAACCTTTAATTTTGACACCGAGTATTGGGTGATTAAGTTCAGTTTCAATACCATCAAACTCAATTTCTTGAGACGGTTCCATGGTTAAAAGGTTCTCTATGCAGTAACGCGCCCGAAGCCGAAATTCGCTAATTCGGTTTTTGTTGCCGAAATAAACATCTGCTACCGCATCCGCATATTGATCCCAAATAGCGCGGAACAATGTTCTGGCACCCAAAAGAGTGCGTTCAGACGCTTCTAGTCTGTAGAACTCTTCTAAAATTGAGTGAACATAATTGCCAAGCAAAGTATGTTCTGTGGGTGGTTCCTTGATCCCATCAATGCGTGAAAGTTTGTACTTTAACGGGCACTGTTGGAAAGTGGCTATTGAACTCGGGGAGAGATACTCGGGAGGATTGAGCACATTAGTCAATATCTCTGCGAGGCGGCATCTCAGGCGACTTGCTCTTCTTTGGGGCAGAAGCCTGAACGACCACAGATCCCTCAAACTGATATGAAATCAATTCAGCGATAAGTGCATCAAGTTCCTCTTCGGTGAACTCTGAAGGCTTTGGAACTGGACGACCCCCACCATAGTTAGACCAAAATGTCTTGATCTTTGCTTTGTTCTCATCTTTTGCCTCAAGCAAAGTCTTGAACTGCGCATATTTTGGTGAGACGACAGGTGCAGGTGGAGTAACAGCAGTTGCATCAATAGCCTGCTCAATCTCCATTGCTTCCTCTGAACGCGCAAGATACAAGCCGACTCCTAGTGTCTGAACCGCTTTCTTCAAAGCATCAGAGACCGCACCCTTGACTTCGTCACCGATATCAATTGGGTCACCTTGTTTGGACATTTTAATTTTTTGCCCACCGACACCCTCACGCGTCACAACATTTCCGCTGATTGTTGCTACAACCTGCACATGGGCGACAATTGAATTACCAACTTGTTGCCAATTCTTAACGGTGAAAGACCAATTCTCAACACCAAGAACTTTATTCATACGCGTGATGACTTCGCTCACAGGGATATAAACGAGGTTTGCACCGCCCTTGCTGAGACGCTTCTCCATCTCTGGCGGGAAATACTCCGTCAACTGAGAATATATATTGTTCATGATTGTTCCTTTCTTACAATAATGCTCGTTTTTAGTTCTCCAACTTCACAATACTGATCGGCGTTAATACCAAGTTTAGAAAGTTCCTTGATACGCCAATAGGACGGCTGTACATAATCAAGAAGTTTCATCGCAATTTCACTTGATGTCATAATGACTTCACCCGTATCCATATCTACCGACAAATCATTGAGTCTTCGCAAAACCTCTGAAGCAAGATCCTCATGCTTCCAGCCCTTACGGTCAAACGCTGACTTTTTCTCAATCTTTTGCCCATTTGATGCCGTTGCTTCATCGGTTTCAATTTTGCGGGCAAACAAAGTGGAGTATTGGGTGAACATTGAAGAAATATCACTCTTGATTGAATGAAGCAGAACAAGGGTGTCATACCAAAGTTGCTCATTATCTGACTCCAAATTTTGCAGAGCGCTTTCCTCTACCGCAAGCAACGCTTTGCGAAATTCAACGAAAGGCTTAAGCCTCTCTACATCTTTGAAAGGAAATTCGCTCATACGAGTGAAGGGATCTTTGAGTTGAGTGATACTGAAATTCGCACCAATGTGTCAATGCTTGGCGAAAAGTGTCCGTTCTCAATGCGGTTGATCGTCTTGCGGTCAACACCAGCGATTTCCGCTAATCCTTCTTGACTTAGTTGCAGATTCGTTCGCGAGTTCTTAACCCACTCCGAAATGACTGCTTTGCTTTGATTTGTTGCTGTTCGCAACTGTGTTTTTGTTGGCGGTTTCGTTGCCTTTTTCATGTGATTATTCCTTTAGGGTAATAGTGGTATAGGTTTATCTCACACGATGATAGTGGCTCTTTTCCGCTGAGGCAACCCCAAACCAGTCAAAAAAGTAAACGCCCCTACCGCCGAGTCAACTTGGTCGTCGTGAGTGCAAGCCTCAGGAAATGAAGAAATTTCATCAAGCCATTCGGTTATCCACTTTCCGCGAACAAGACGAACGTTTCCATTTGCTACAGCCGCGGCGAATGGTCTTGCCCGTGTTTCTTTGTCCCCTGACGACCTAATGCCCTGTAAGTCCCAACCCGGAACCACATATCTTGCGTACTGATCTATTAGGGCTTTACCAGACGACCCGGGTTCTTGCTCCATTCGGATGGCTACGGACTTGCCATCCTCTTGGGCTGTTTGAGAGATGAAAGTTTCAACCTTGTCAGATTTTGCTCGTATTTTTCGGACATCCATGATGTAGGCAATCCCTTGGTCAAATAACATAAGGGTTCCGACAGTCCAGTCGGGGTCGGTATTGCCTGAGTGGGGCTCTGTTGCCGCCAAGTCCCAATATCGCACAGCACGAGCACTACTAGTGATTTCAGGGACGTCGGAGCCATCTATGATCGGAAAATCGGTTCTGTCAAATAATGTCCCAAGAGTAGTAGCCCACCAGTCACCGAACTCAAGCCTTCTACGCTCAATAGGGTCAAGAACAGACAATGCTTGACGATAAGACTCGGCGTCAATTCCTGGGTTGTCAGTTAAAAATGATGGAACAAAAAATCTCTCCTCATTTTTGCCCTCTACAATAAATCGTTGCCGAACCCAATTAGGGGCGGGGTTGGAGGCAGAACGCATTCGCAAGGGGACTTTTGACAAAGGACCCGAAGCAGGGCGACGCAAACGAGAGAACATATACCTGTAATCAGATTCACGAATTTCCGTAACCTCGTCCATACCAATAAATTGAAACTCAGAACCCTTATAACGCAAGTAGTCATTTGTGTTATTTAAATAACCAAACGAAATTCGCGCCCCCGATGGGAAGGTCGCCACATAACTATTTGCGTTCCAATGAACATCATCATGTGCTGAAACCCAGCCACGGAAACGATCCATCAAGGCACCGGGCAAAGCCAAGTCGGCGTATGTGCGACGAAACAAAATGGCAGAATAACCGGGGACATCCACATACTGCAAAGCAGACATGAGCAAAGCGGAAGATTTTCCTCCTCCCGCCGCCCCACCAAAAAGACCCTCAAGCGCATAACTTCTTAAGAAAACTTTTTGAGTAAGCGATGCTTCCTCTGGACAATACAAAGGCTCCTTCGGTTGCAGATACTCATAAATTTTATTCCAGTCAGCCATAAGTCCTCGTAAATGTAGATGAATACATAATGTAGTATTGAATAGGTCTTTCATTTGCTAAGGTGACGGTCTAAATGGATATTTTTCGCAAACTAAAGTTATTCACTAACCGCCGCAATCTAGCAAACTGTCTGATGTCTCTATTCGTGGTAGGTGTCGCTTTGGGTGCTGGTCTTATATTTCCGCCTGCTGGATTTATAACGGGCGGTATTGCTTGCGGAATCTACGGGTATCTGTTGGGATCTGAATAATGGCTTGGAATAGCAACAACAATAAGGATCTCCGCAACATCGCTGAAAAAGCGATGTCCAACCCCGGAGCGCCAGTCGCGTTTGACATGTCTCGTCAAGGCAAACCATATAAAGACGGATGGGATATTGAACGCGCATACCGAGATGGTATGCAAAAAGTTACATGGGTGTTTCGCTGTATAGACGCAATTGCTGGCAACCAAGCACGCCTGCCAGTCATTCTCCGAAAAGGAAATGATCAACGCGGGGAGAAAACAAAAAGCAACGAATCTTTATTAGAAATTTTTAACTCCAAGTCAAACGATGGTGAAAACTCATTTGCTTTTAGATACCGCATATCTGCGCAACTCTTAATGAGCACACGAGGCGTGTTTATAGAAAAAGTCCGTTCACGAGACGGAAAAATAATTGCGCTTCAACTTCTACCCCCACAATTTACTGCCCCAATCCCTGATCAAAAAAAGTTTGTTTCAGGTTTTGAAGTTGATATGCGCAACGGAACAAAGTTTGTTTTAAAACCAGAAGATGTTTGTTGGATTCGCAGACCACATCCATTGGATCCATATCTTTCAATGACACCTATGGAGTCCGCTGGTATTGCAATTGAATTAGAAACACTCGCAAAACTTTATAACCGTAATTATCTGCTGAATGATGGACGACCCGGTGGTTTGCTTGTTGTTCGTGGGGATATGGAAGATGACGACAAACAAGAATTAAAAAATCGTTTTAGGGGAAATCTTTCTAAGACTGGCTCAACAACCGTTATTGCTTCAGAAGCAGGCGTTGATTATGTTGACACATCTGCGTCACCAAGAGACGCGGCGTATTCGCAGATGCGAGAAATTCAAAAGAATGAAATCTTCGCTGCGTTTGGAGTTCCAGAGTCGGTAATCGGAAACGCCGCTGGTCGGACATTCAGTAACGCCTCAGAAGAACTGCGAGTGTTTTGGATGGAGACAATGGCTCCACACCTGCATACAATCGCACGCGCACTTGATGAACTTGACGATAAATATTATGTTGACTTTGATACCGACGACATACCAATTTTGATTCTTGCTAAACAAGAACGCGAACGATATGTCATGGACGAATTTCAGCAGGGTCTCATTTCTCTAAATGAGTACCGCACAGCAACAGGGCGGAAAAAGGTTGAATCAGAACTTGCCGATTCGCTTCTTTCTAATCCGAACCTCACACCAATCGCTAATACAGAAAAGCCTTTCAAACCAGAGGAACAGCAACCAGTTGATATGGCGGGTGTTGATCCGAACGCTGTACCCGGTGGGCTTCCACCGCAAGACGGTGCAATGGCTATGCCACAGCCAGCCCCACCATCGCCAGTTCCGGCACCTGATATGCCAGCAGAAGCACCGACAGAAACAGCAACGCTTACACCAGATCAACAACTTTCCGAATTTGAAAAAATCCAACATGAAATGCAACTCAAATTCGTTCAGGAAATTGAAACAAAAGCAGACACCGACACCGACCGTTGGACTGAAATTATTGACCGAGCCCTAGAACGCCTTTTTGAACGACAACAACGAGTCGTTATGGAGAAAGCATTTGGCAAGCGTGGTGTTAAGGCTCTAGCAAGTGGCGCCCTTACCGTAGACATGGTGTTTGACCCTGATGTGTGGAACAAGCAACTTGCAGACGATTTGGAGCCAATCATTTCCGCTATCTACTTGGACGCAAAAGAATATGTCGCCTCGCGCACAAGTGAGCAAGTCACTCTTGACCCTCAGGAAACAGAGAAACTTGCTCAGCAACAAATTGAACGAATGCAACAAGCAAATACGGGGACGGCAGAAGAAATCGCAGCGGCGATTGCTGTCGCCCTAATGGAAGAAAACGAAGAAGAAAGATCAACTCTTTTGAGGTTGGCGCTTATCGCAATTTTCCTGAAACTTATCTCTAAGCGAAAGCGAGACATTGCCGAACATGAGGCGCAGGCTTCATACAACGGAGGTGTTTATTTGGCGGGCAAAGACAGTCAAGGTAATTTCACGAAAACTTGGCTTACACGAAAAGATTCACGCGTTCGCACGGCACACAAGTTTCTTGAAGGTAAGACAGTAAACTTTGGCGACGGCTTTGTTGTGGACGGGATGATGTTGCGTTTCCCCGGCGATCCGATAGCCCCACCTTCGCTTACTTTCAACTGCCGTTGCCGTCTTCGTTTTGGTTTCAGCGAATAGCATTTTCAGTAAAACACCCCCCAATATACTGAAAGTGTTGCTTTTTTGGGGCTCCAAATAGTTTATTGTTTATAAACACACAATTTTTGGAGCATCATGCCAACAACACTTTCCGAATCACAGCAATATAAAGCGCTACAAGGTCAATTCAATATTGATGAAGCGCAAGGCGTAGTTGAATGCTTCGTCGCAGGCATCGGGAACAAGGACTCCGTAGGCGACATCATCGTGCCCGGAGCATTTACGGAGAGTCTCAAGCGACGCAAACCTCGCGTTGTATGGGGTCACAACTGGAATGAACCAATTGGCAAAGTACTTGAAATGTACGAAGTACCGCCATCAGACCCCCGCCTACCGATCAAGATGCGAGCCGCCGGTATTGGCGGTCTCTACGCCAAAGTTCAATTTAACTTGAAATCCGAACGAGGACGTCAGGCTTTCGCCGATGTTGCGTTCTTCGGAGAAGAGCAAGAGTGGAGCATCGGATACAAAACATTAGATGCAGATTTTGATCCACAGCGTCAAGCAAATGTTCTCAAAAAAGTAGAACTGTACGAGGCAAGCCCTGTGCTTCATGGTGCTAACCAACTGACAGGAACAATCTCAATTAAGTCTGTTGAATCACACGACGGCACAGAAGCAAAAATGCATATGCGTGACGAGAATGGCAAACTGACAGAACAGGGTCGCTCCCTCCTAATGCGAATTCTTGCAAATGCTCAACAGCAGAAACCTCGTGAAGAGGAAGAAGACGATGATGACGCAATTGACGCACCAATGCCAGAAAAAGGTCGCAAAGAAAACCTGCCCCTTGCGCTAGCAAAAAAATTCGGTGGAGCAGTTCGTGTAAGAGAATCTGACGCAAACAGCGTAATATTTGACCACAGGGGAAACCATGAAGGCATTATTACTATGCGCGTTTCCTACCATTTTGAAAATGGTCAATTCATGTTCGGAGATGCAACACGCGTAAAGCCCCAAATTGTATACATCAACGACGATGGTGATACACCTAGCGGTTCCGACGGTGAAAGACGCTATGAAGATCGCTACCGAATGGATGAAGACCCACAAGTACCAGCAGGCGTAAAACCAAAGTCACCCGAAAAGGCTGACCCACTTGGCGGAATCATCCCTCAGGAAATTGTGACGGCACGAACCCGTGGATACGGTCCACGCCGAGGGAACCTTGAAAAGTTGTTGCGTTACTGGCGCCCAATCATGCGCAAACCGGGCGGGTTTCGTCGCTGTCGCGTAATTCTCGCCAACCACCCCGAGTTGTTCCCTCTTAGCAATATCTGTGCGTGGCTACACCATGAAACAACTGGTCTCTGGCCGAACGAAGGGTGCCATCACCCCGGTATGAAAAATTGCCGCGGGAAATTGCGTAAACAAAATTGGGACGACTCTCAATTCAACGAGCGACTATCACGCTTGATCAAACCCGGAAAATCCCTTGAATCCCTTGATGAGCAGGAAATCAAGTCAATCTTTGACTTCCTAGATAGCGAAGAAAAAGGTTATGAAATGATGGAGCAACTCGCTAATCGCCTTGCCGAAGAAGATCAGCCCAAGGGTGAGCAAGAAATGCAACTTGAAGACGTTGAGTTTGAAAACGAAGATGAAGGCAACGAGAAGGCTTATGAGGCTCTCAAAGAGTTTATGAACGCTGAGCCGGACTTCATCAATTATATGGCTGACAAAGACAACTGGGTCATGGAGGGCGAAGATGACAATGGGTCGGTTGTTGAAATGCCATACAACCGAGGCTCAGACGATGACGACTGCGGATGCGGTGGCGGTGGCAAAAACCCAAAACAAATGATCGGGATGCTCATGGCGGCGATATCCGAAATGATGGGCAAAGACGCCGAGCAGGACATTGAAGTCAAGGCTGGTCGCGTAATCAATTCACGAAATATGGCGAAACTACAGAACGCTTTCAATCTTCTCAAAGAAGTGCTGAACGCTGGCGGTGCGGTTTCCGATATTGAAGCCAAATCTCTTGCTCCTAACGAAAAAGAAACACTTCTCATTTCGTCTCCAGAGCGTTCACTTTATGAGGTGAAAGAACTCTTGGATCCGATTTTGGATTACTACCAAATCAAATCTGAAGTCACGGAAGAAGGTGTGCAGGTTGAAATCGGTGATGTTGAAGAAGACGCTTTTGAAGCACTACTTAACATCATGGACACAATGTAAATAATCAAACTATTTTTGTGTTGGTTTCAGTTGTAACAAAAACAAAAGACTAATATGAGTTATACTTCAATAACAGGTTTACCACAAAAAACAGCAAAGTATCAGTGTTTGATGTCAGGCGAAAAACGCTTGACACCTTGCTCTGTTTGCTCTAATCCATCAAAGTGCATTGCCAAAACAATGCACTACAAGGAGTCCACGAACATGGCTAGCGAAACACCGACAGTGAAACTTTTAGCAGACGGCGGAATTGAGTGCGCTAAAGGTCTAGAACTTAAAGACTGTGGCTACAAGCCCGGTGCAAAAGTTTGTGGCAAGTGTGGAGCAAAGGCTGTCACGCAAACAGAAGAAGCAGTTCCTACTGACGCCGCACCAGAAGTTGCCGCGCCAAGAGCAGGAGAAAAATCAGAATGGGTCACCGCTGCTGATGAAAAAGGTGCAAAGTTGGAGGAAGACATTGCAATGATGGATGAAGAGACACCAACCCCTGTCGCTAAAAAGAAAAAGAAGCCAGCCGAAGTTGTTGAAATGATGGAGGCTGACGAAGAAGAAGACGACATGCCAGAAGATCTTGACGACGACGAAGAAAAAATGTATGCCGAAATTGAAAAAATGATGGAACAAAGGAAAAAGGCTCGTGCTAAGCGCATGGAGACAATGGGAGTCAAGTCGGCAGACTACGACGATCTTGCTTTTGTCTGCGCAATTGAACGACGTGTTTATGCTGGCGGTTCAGAAATATGCGCATCATGCCCAGGTGGTTGCGAACAGCAAGACACAATGCCAAGTCTTCTTGAAATTGAAGGTATGGCTGAAAGCATGTTCGCAGGAAAAGTTTTGGACTCTGGCTACGCAGACGAAGTAGATATTTTCGTTGTAGATGTTCAACGCAAAGATGGAAAACCAGTTGAAGCGTACTTTGATGGATCAAGTGGTGAATGCATGGGCTGGCACCTTCTCAACGAAGACCTCATTGGTGAAGTAGCAACCATCCCCGGACAAAAAGTAATTTCGTTCAGTGAAGCATCTTCAATCGCAACAAAGTCAATTGAAGGCGAAGTTGTTTCCGTTGATGCAGACATGTTTGACGGTTACGACGCCTACGCTGTAGAGATTGAAGGCTTGGATGGAAAGTCTTACGATGTCTATGTCGGAGTGGACGGAGAAATCCTCGGCTTTGACGAATACGATCCTGAAGAAGCCGCTGACATTGACGAAGAAGTAGCCGACATTGCTTTGAAAGCCATGTACAGCGAAGATGAGCGCATGGAAATGGCTAAGGGTGGAATGGCTCTACCTGATGGATCATACCCAATCAAGGATGAAGAAGACCTCAAGAACGCCATCATGGCTTATGGTCGCGCGAAAGACAAGACCAAGGCAAAGGCGCATATCAAGAAGCGTGCGATGGATCTTGGTAAAGAAGACATGATTCCAGAAGAGTGGGATGCTGAAGAAAAAGTTCTTCTTGACGATGAAGCAAAAGAGTTCTTGAGCAGTCTGATGGAACTTGAAATGCTTGAAATTGAAACAGGTCTTGACAAGTGAAAAAGAAAAATCAGATTAACGACTCGGTCAGTACCTCTGGCTTAGTTTACGACACAAAAGAGGAGGCACAACCAACACCAGCAGTTGTTCAGGTTGATGCTCCCGCTGTCGTTGTCGTTGAAACCAAAGAGGAACCTGTTGTTGAAGTTGTTGAAGAAGAAGTTGTTGTAGAGAAAAAAGTGGAACCAAAGAAGGCTTCTAGAAAAGCAGTAGAGGATGACGATGTTGTTCCACTTTCATCAATTACAAAAGCGACAGAAACCAGTAAAGAATAGTTGGAGGAGACGATGACTAAATCGTCTCGCGCCTTTGACGCCAACGAAAGGGTCGCACAGTATCTTGATTCTGTTGCAACCGTTCAAGCGAACGTTCTTTTATTTAAAGGCTTTCTAGGTCCAACAATCAAGGACAAACCCGAATTGGGTTCTGTCGGTGCACGCGCAGCCCGAGCCGCTGGCGTAGTAGTTGACGCCTCAGGGAAACTTCGTTGCCCACCGGGGACACCTAACGCCAACCAATTTACCGACATGCAAATGTCCAACTGTTTAGTTCCTAGTGCCGAAACGGCAGCGCGTGGAGCGGCTTCTATGGCAGGGAAACTTATTGATGGTGCCAAAGGCATATTAAAAAGCGAAAACGTAAGAAACGGCGCAAAAGCAACAGCACTCTTGGCTTTACAAACATTGGATTACATGCATGTAGACGGTTCAGGTTCCCTTACTGATTCCACACTCATGAGCGCGATGCTATTGAGGGCAGGTGGGGCGCAACTGTTGGATTTTGCTTCTGATTCGCTCCATAAACGAGGCAAAATATCTGACAAGAAAAAAGAACAGTTGGAAGCGGTTGCATCAAAACTCAAAAAAGATGCTGCGGTTGACGCAAGAAACTTTGTACTAGCAAGCCTGAAAAAGCGTAAAGATAAAAAAGAAAAAGAAAAAGAACTTGATGATGTACGCACCCCTACAGATGACATCGCTGAGGCAAAGGAAACTGGAAGACCATTGAAGATGCTTCTAGTTGGGACTTTCCCGAGTTCGGTACAAGATAAGTATGATCGTTCGTTGCCATTAATCCAAGATCCAAATACACCAGACAGCGAAGTAACAGATCTTATGGACGCTTACGCAAAAATAGCAACAACTGAATACGGAAATCTAGGTTTCAATTCAGATGAAACAAAAATAATTGTTGAAGCCCAAGTTGATTTACTCAGACATAAAAGATGGCAAGCACAAACTAGAGCCGGAAACGTCACCGCCTTTGATGAAAATTTTAGTGAAGAGCGTCGTTTGCAAACAGCAAAAGAAACCATAGAAAACTCGCGGGTGACAATTGCTGTACAACCTGATGTTTTAGACAAAATACTTGAATCTGGTCGTTTCAAATCGCAGTTTGAAACAGGTACATCTATGGGCACTTTGGATTTTGGTCAACGCGCACAATCAGAGGCTGTTCAGTTGGGGTACCACCCAAGTGTTGAACCCTCAAAGCGTCCTATTTACGGATATCTCACTCAAAATGGACAGATTGACCGTAATTCGTTGACCGAAGTCAGAATGTATGGTGCCGTTCAGTTAATGATGAAAAAAGATATTGAGTCACGTTCAACATATACGGGAGGAGACAGTCTTGGAAGACCCACCTACAAACCAGCACCAATTGGCACACCAAGCGCAGATGCGGTTTGGAGCCCACACAAAATTGAATACGCCGAAGCACAATTACACGGAGGTGTATCCGTAGGAGATGTTGAACTTGCCGTTATAGCAGTTGACGACAATGACCCATTCGGCAACAGCGTTACTGAAAAAGACTTTGAAAGCATCAGAGAAAAACTTGAAAAAGCGGGTATCCGTGTTGAACCTGTAAGAAAAAATCAAAAGTTTGATGTGCAGTCGGGGACAATCATGGATGTCGTAAAAACAGAACAACAATTAAGAGAGGAACAATCAGTTGTATGAAAAATCAACATTTAGCCAACGTGCAACACATAGCCAACAGAGGCAAAGATAAACTTTTTTACACTCATGACAGCCCTGTGGAGGGTGTGTCTAGGCGAATGGGTTTCATACAAATGGCAAACGGCGTTCATATGGAAGTCATGATTGACTCGGTTCTTTCCCGAGGATATTGGGAGACAGTAAAACAAAACGACTAAAACCGTCGGCTAATACACAAATATTCAGGAAGGCATCAACCTGATATTCTTTAGATAGCGGGTTGGTGCCCAGTATGCAATGGGAAAATCCCTGCCAGATCAATTAGCACCTAAAGAATTGACAAAATGACCAATTACCTCAACCAAGACTTTGAGCATTTCGCAAGGAAACTCCGCATGTCCATGCGAGAGAAAACGTTGATGAAGCGAACCAACCTTGTTTCAGGTGATGAATTGTACTTCAACCCCGAAAATGTGAAAGCACGTTTTATTTTCACTAGCGGATCAGATTTGCGTAAAGCGCCATTAAACGGCAGTAGGGCTTTGCTCAACTTCAAAGCAAAACTTTATATGAAGGCTCGTATTTCTAAATTGGGTGCCGAAACATTTATCGGTGATGAAACAAAACGTGGCGGTTTAGGAAAATGGTTTGAAGAAGAGTGGGTTGATATATCTCGCCCTAAAAAGGGTGGCGGGTTTGAGCCGTGTGGGCGGAATGATGCCGACTCTGGCAAGTATCCAAAGTGTGTAAAGAAATCAACCGCGATGAGAATGACAGCAGAGGAGATTGATTCGGCTGTGCGCCGAAAGCGCCGAGCAGAAACATCGGAGAGCCGTGACGAAAATAAGCCAATCAATGTGTCCACATTTAAAGCAGACGAAGCAGATTCGGTAAAGGGTGTAAATATTCCTACTGACCCCGAATTGTATGCGCGAGTAAAAGCAGAGGCAAAGAAAAAATTTGCTGTATACCCATCTGCTTATGCAAATGCTTGGCTTGTTCGCGAATATAAAAAGCGTGGTGGTGGATACCGCACAGGAAAACAAAACGAATCAGAAGATATTGACATCAAAGCAGGAACTATTGGTGCAAGTTCGGGAATAGGTCGCGCCATTCAAGGAATTGGATCAACTCTTACACCCGGGAATATCTCCCCTATCACCTCCCCCATTCGTTCACGTATTTATGGTGCGCTAGTACCGGGTGGCGGTGGCGGAGCGTTGAGCCGTCTTAAGCCAAACCGCAAACGTCAAGCAAGATGTCCTGCTGGCTTTGAATTTGGCGGAAGATTCACAGACAACCGTTTTTCTACATGTGGAGCACAACTTTTTGAAATACCGGGTCCGCTAGCGCTCGCTGCTCGCGCGATACGAGCCACAACGGCACCAAAACTTCCACAAGCAAGAGCAGAAAATCTTTCAGAAGTATTAGAAGGCTCACCAACAAGTGCGCGGACAATACAAATTCAGCGCATGGCGCAAATCCCACGAACAGGCGCATTTCAGAAAGATAAATTCAATCGCTCGGTAGGGGAATCAATAAAACTTCTTAAAGGCGCACCCGCTGGTGAAGGAAGAATGATTCGCCGAGATGGTGTTGTACTGCGACCAGTTGTTCCGTCATCTGTTCTACGTTCATTCAGCGAAAACCCCGACATGGTTGACGGCGCAATGGTTCGCGCTATTCAACTACCAGCAGATATTGGCGCAGATGATTTAGCGCTTCTCGGCGGTCCGTCAATGAGCAAGATTGCATTCGTTGCTCCCAATGGTGTGACTGTAAGCATTGAACGATCTCGCCCATTTACGATCGGTGAAAAACGCAAATTCCCACGCATGATTAACTCGCTAGCAGAATCAAGCAATAAAGACAACATCATCAAAAATGTAGAAGACTTTGCTAAAGCATCTGAAGGTGCTTTCAAATTCTCGGTTGACACCGCAAACATTCCCGACGCTCTTCAACTTGTTGAATACACAGGTTTGGATGGTGTGAAACGCGAGGCTCCCCGCTGGCTGTATGAAACATTCATCAAACCAGATCTTGCCAAGGAAAGAAAGAAAAAATAAATGCTTCGCAATGAAGTTAATTTCAAGGCGCTAACGTTTCTTTCAGAACAGACCGCTAGTACTTTTAATTATGAGGTTAAAGGTACACGCGCTATTTGGGATCCAAGCCTCTCAATTCCGGGGACAAACCGTCGCGGTGGATGGCGGTGCCCTGTCGGTACGCGTTATGGTGGTCAGATTACTGACCGCTTTGGGCGGTCATGTGGATGGGGTGTGGCGCGACGCATCGCGAATCAAATCGCCGATATTGGTGAGCGTTTAGAGAGTATTGATGATCGTAAACGAAATAATCGTCTCGCTAAAAGAAATGCTCGTATGCAAAGATTTTTGGCTCGCCAGCAGAAACCCGGATTGCTTGAGCGTGGCGCACGAAACATTGCAGAAGCACTTGAGGGTGGACAGACGCCACGACAAGTTAGACCCGCCGCACGCCCTGCTCGGCGTCAACCATTGGGAGGAATGATTGACCCAAATACAGGACGTGTTATCCCCCTAAGACCAGACCCCGTCATAGAACAGGCACGAGAGGTAATAGAACAAGCGAGAAATCCTCGTGCCCCTCGTAGGAGAAGAGGAAATCTTCGCGAATCGGAACAGCGAAGAATGGAACGCGAATTAGTACAACCCGGTGCACCAAGAACTGGCGAGCCACCGAAACCAAACGCACCAAGACGACGCCGACGAGTCGCCGCACAACAAGGCGCACAACGAGTAGCGAGACGTAAACCTGAAGCAGATTTTATTGACGGTGCACAACCTGAAAGACCAATTGTTGCCCCACGGCGAGTTGATCCAGTTGAAGCGCGTAGACAATATATAGAAAAACTTGATGCCGACTTGGCAAAACGCAAAAAAGAGGCGTTGCGCAACAGACCAGAAGGCATCAGCGATCGTGAGTGGAAAAAATATAAAGAGCATGTGAACGGGATCAAAAATCAATATGGATATGGCGGAAATGACAGAGTCGCCAATATTCCTTCATACGAAGAGTTCAAACAATTTGACGAAAGAATTCAACGGGCTGCTGACGAGGCTCTCGGTCGCAAAAAACCACAACCAGCAAAACCATCAACCCCAATTCCATCACCACCACCATGGAACCCTGACGCAGAACCAGCAAAACCGAAAGCACCTGCACGACCAGCACCACCACCACTACCAGCGCTAGATATTGCACCCGACAGGGAATTCAACAAACCAGAAGATAGACCAGTTGTTCAAGCAGTAGTAGATGACGTTGAACGATACAAGCCCAACGCTTACAACAATTTGCGTAACAAACCAAAGGAAGAAGTTTTAGGCAAGAAAATTCAAGACCAAGAACTTCTCAAACGGGCTCAAGAGGGTTTTGATGAAGCGTACAAAGTCTGGCGAGAAAAACAGAATGGAACCCCTCAAGAACGAGAACAAGCACGAGACAATTTGTTGCGCATGTGGCAGCAAAAACAAAAAATTAAACAAAATATTGATGCCGCCGACTTGAGGATTGCGGAAATTGATGCGGGTATTGAATTCAGACAACGACCCGCTGTTGCAGGTGGGAACAACAATGTTCAAGCCCCTAACGCTCCACGAGTACAGCCACCTGACAGACCAGCGGAAATACCCGAGCCAGAGGGCGGTTGGGATGTCTCCCCGCCAACAGCAAAAGCAGATCACGCACCAGAAAAACTAAACGCTAAAGGCGCTGATGGTCTACCTGACGTAAAACCTGTGCCCGTCGGTAATAAAGGAATTGATACTAAAGATAAAGCGGTTGCGCACCTCAACCAAGGAGGAGATCTAGCAGATGTTCCAGACGACTTCTTGGGTGATGCTTTGCATGGGGCAACACAAAGATTTGATAAAGAAGCCGCTGGCGGTGGTGTCAACGGGAATATTCCTGACAACATGTTTAAATTCACGGACAAAGTAACTGGAAAACAATATTTCTTGAAATATCAAACTGGCGCACAGGCTGAGAACGAAGACATTCACGAAATGGTCGGCAACAATATTGCTGGAAGATTTGGCATGCCAGTAGGCGGATTGCGTCTTGACGGAAAACAGAAAGGTGGTCCTGGTGCTCCTCACAGCGCAGGGCGTTCAATAGTTTTTGAACACGCTGGAAATTATGTTGATGGCAGGCTTCGCCAAGGAAGAGATGTTGCAAATATGGGCGACATCAAACCAGCAGACAGAGTTAGAGCAACTTTAATGGATTTTGTGATTGTTAACAGAGATCGTCACGGCGGCAACTTCTTCGTTGCGCCAGATGATAACGGGAAACTCCGATTTGTACCTATTGATCCATCTTTAGGTTTTGATGTGAATTGGGGAGGAAGAGATTTTGAGGGGTTTGGCGGGGATGACGCTGGCTTCGTTGCTTGGATGAATCACAGTTATGGTGGTGGACGTAATGAAATGCTTAGGACTTTGCGCCAACAACACCGTCAGGGACAACTAAGCCGACGCGAAGTTATCGCAGCAATCGCTGATGTACAGAAATCAATCCGTGAGGCTGAAAGAAAAAACCCGTATCTGAACATGGTTGACGAAGTGCTCAAAGCGGGTGGAGATGGAACCCCGAATCCGCGATCTGGAGATAGAGCACGAGATAGGATAGGCATCAAACCTCAAGAAAAAATGAAATACATAACGGATGTTGACCCATCTCGTATAGCCGATTTGATACTAGGATAGTAACTATTATGAGGGCTGCGATTATCACTTCAAAAGACCCGTTAGTTCAGGCTTCCCCCATTGTCATCGTTGAGGACGATAAGGGGATAATTACCTATTATTCAAAAAACCGTGAACAAGACAAGAGGGATAATGAGCATTTCCTAAATATGCGGAAATCATCACCCAAAATGGCGACACTTGAAAATATGCTCCACGGATATTCGTATCTGCATTCTGAAATCTTAAAATACGATGGTTCCAACAAAGATACAATTAATAGTTTTCTCGTTCAATTAGGGCACCAAAAACTAGACAGCAAATAATATATTTACATTACCGTAAATTTAGTATCCCCCTATTAGTGATACCATTTTACTGTAGCGATATTGCGACGCAAGACTTTTAGGGCTTGCTCAATGCCTTCACGAATGTGGAAAGTAAACAATGAACCTAGTTTTCATTATCAAGAACCGTGACAACACACCATTTATGGTTGTTTCAACGACCCCAAAGGGATCCACATTCAAGCCGATGACCGAAGACGCGAAGGAACTTGTAGGAATACTCCGCGAAGAATACGCAAACACACCTATCACCAAACCCGAACTCGTTCAGTCAATGGACGCATCAAAAATTATTGAAGGTCCTAGCCCGTCCGGAACGGCTGTTCAGAAAAAAGTTGCGTCGCTTTCAGCAAATAGTGGAGAAGCAGAAGTTATAAATACTCTGCCAGTTTTATCAATCTCCGAAGTATTGCTGTCAGAGTTCTCTAATGAAGAATTCGCAAGTGTTTTAAGTTTCAAAGCCGCTTCTTTCATCTCAGACCAAACACGCTCATCGGCGAACTTTGAGATTAAAGGCGTCCGCGCAGTATGGGATCCAAGTCTTTCAATTCCGGGCACGAACCGTCGCGGAGGTTTTCGCTGCCCTGTTGGAACAAGATATGGTGGACAGATAACCGACCGTTTCGGTCGTTCCTGCGGTTGGGGTGTAGCGCGAAGAATTGCAAACCAAATTGCCGACATCGGTGAACGGTTAGAACAACGAGATGACGACAAACGCAAACGCAGACTTGATCGCCGTAATGCACGAATGATTCGCCGTCTTGGTGGTGTTCCTGAAACTGGTCGCGTTGAGGGTGGTCTGCGTAATATTGCCGATCGGCTAGATGGTGGTGGAGAAACACGCGCACCACGGCGTCGCAACCCTGAACGTGAGGCTCGCCGACAAGAAGCAGTAGATTTTTTCCGCGAGTTTGGTGGTGCTGTACGAGATGACATAGACAGCATTCGTAATAGGCGACGACCACAAAGAAACGAAGAAACGCCCGAAGTTGAAGCCCCATCGGCACGCGCCCCTCGCAACCGTCGTCGTGATGTAATACCAGAAACAGCACCAAC